TCTCCCGTCTCTCTTAAATCACTTAATCTTGGTTCTCCGTCTCTCTTTTCAACATCTCTGCTTAACTGAGCCAGTGCAATGATTGGAATGTCTAACTCTTTAGCCATTGCCTTTAAAGTTCTTGAGATAGTACTTATTTCTTGCTCTCGGTTGCCCTTTCCGTAAACAGTCATTAACTGAAGATAGTCCACAAACACCGCTTTAATTCCCCATTTCTTTTTTGCCTTGCGTACTTTCTCTTTAAAGTCTAATAAGTTTAATGATGCAGTATCGTCAACATACAAAGGTAAATTAAAATCCGTACTTAATAAAGTCTTCCAATTACCCTCATGAATTTCTGCCTTAGTTAAGTAGTTTGAATAGATGCCCGTCATTGAGCTTATTACCCTCATGGCTAATTGTTCGGTCGACATCTCTAAACTAAAGAACGCTACGGGTATATTTTGTTTTGCTAAGTTAACGGCTAAGTTCAAAGCAAATGCAGTCTTGCCCGTCGCTGGTCTTGCTGAGATAATTACCAAGTCAGGACTATGCCAACCGTTTGAAATAGCATTTAACCTGGAAAACCCCGTGTCTAATCCTACTATCTTATTGCCACTTAGTTGCATAGTTTCAATTTTTTTAATCATTTCGTGAGCTACTGTTTTAAACTCTTTAAAATCCTTTGCGTTTTTAATGCTAAAAGTTTCAATCTCTAAATTTATTTTTTGTATCGTTTGAAAAACATCGTTGTCGGTATTGTTAATCTCGCTTATACTTCTTTGACAAAGCATCATTAATTCTCTGCTGATGTACTTTTGAATTAAAATTGAGCAATGGTATTCTAAGTTTGCTTTTGATGCTACCTTAGAAGTAATTTCAACTAACTCATTAAGTAACTTACCTCCAGTCTTTTCGTTTACCGATAATAAGTCAGTAGGTTTGTTTTGACCTGCAAGTTCTAATATTGCTTTTAAAATAACTTTATTAGCCTGGTCAAACATCATTTCAGGTGTTACCGTGCATCTACTTAAAGAAGTAGTATCTATCATTAGCACTCCGATAACTGCGTGTTCTATGTCAATTGCGTTGTTCATCTTGGTTTATATTCTTTAAGGTTGTTTGTTTTAGGTTCTAATATTTGTTCTTGTTTTAATTGGAATACACCTGCCCAATTATTCTTAATTGATTGCTCTAAGATTAAAATTTGTTTATGCTCATCTCCAGGTGCAAAGTTATTCAAATCTTTTTTAATTAATTCCATTGCTAAATCGGTTGCAGGTTTTTTAATTTTTACCCTCATGTCTAAATAACTTTCAAAGGTTAAATCAAACAAAGTTTTTGGCTCTTTTTCTTTGTCCTTATCCTTGTCTTTATCTTTATCTTTATCCATAGCACCTTTTAAGGGGCTTCTAAGGGGCTTAATTTTATATTTATTTAATATGTCTAAAACTGATTTATGAACTCTATTATCAGGATTTAATTGACCATATTGAAACTCTACAAAATCAAAAATAAACCACTTATTGCCGTTGTCAATTACTTGGATTTGTTCTTTAAAAAGTTCTTTAGCAATTTCAAAATCTAAACTTTTATCTACTCTAATTTTAGCAACATCTTCGTCAACTTGCCATACTCCAGCATGGTCGCAGTCATCTAAAATATAAAACCAAAGGAGCTTATAAGGTGCATCTAAACCCCTTACAAAGGGTTTCTTCCATTTCTCGGTATCAGTTAATCGTTTTGCCATGTTTTTGTTTAATAAAAAAAGCCACAACCCGTAGAGTTGGTGAAGCAATCTCTACTGGTGTGACTAATATCTTTGTTATTTAATTGATGGTCTTCACCCCATCATAACGGTGCGAATATACTATTTATATTTAACTTTGCAAATTTAATTTATAAGTAAATTCTTTTTTATCCAAATTGCCAATTCTTGCGCCTACTCTTTCAATCTTACCTTGCTCGTGTAGAGTATTAAAACTTCTCCGATAAGAGGTTATAGGCGTTCCGTGTGGCAATACATTGGCGTTATACATTAGCCAAGCACTGTTCATACCGTTAGGCTTAAAAGCGTTTAAAATGATTTGGTCTTGCTTTAATGTTTTTTCTTTTGAAGAAGCAAGGTCTTGTCCTTTTTCTTTAATGGTGTTGAAGAACATACCGATTTTTTTAACTGTTATGTGCATTTTGAATTTTATTAAGTTCTTTTTTGATTGATTTTCTCCACTTAGCAAAGTTCTTAGAAGTAAGAATCTCAGCTCTGATATTGTTAAGATGTTGCAGACAAACACCCTCAAGCATTACGCCTGAGGTTTGTTTGTTTGGGTTAGATAGTAGTTGTAAGTTCATAAGATTAGATTAAAATGGTAAATCTGAAATATCCTCGTCTTTAATTGTCACTTCCAATGCAGGAGGCGTGTCGCTCCAAACTCGTTTAAGGTTACCTAAGTAAACTTTCTTAGTCTTGGCTTGTCTTTCTTCTTGAGTCTGAGAGATGGTTAAACCTGCGACATTGCCGTACTGGTCAACCTCATTGTTGATTGCAATGTTGATGTTTAAAAACTTTGCCATTGAGCCGTCTTTCAAAGTAACTTCTTTGATGTTTTCTTTTTTGATTAGGTTCAAGTTGATTGAACCGGATAGGATTTCTGCCATGATTATAATTTAATTTGTTTAATTGTTTCGGTTAAAAAGTCTTTGTCTTCGGTTGGTACTTCAAATTTAAAGATATTTAAGTCTATAAACTCTTCGCCTGGTATTATGTAGGGTATCTCTTCGTTTGTTGCTGAGCCTAACCAATAGTATTTGTAAAGGTCTTGAGCATCTACGTTCTGAGCGTGGTGTTTGATTATTCCCAAGTCATCTTCATAAGGGCAATATACGATTAATTCTGCAAATTGTTTCTCTAAAAGGATACTATTGCTTACTAATTGCCAGTAATACTCAGGTCGCTCATATTTTAAAGTTTCTATATCTTTAATATCGACAAGTTCTACAAACGATTTCAAAGTAAACGGACATTTTATGTCAATAACTGAGTCAATCGTGTAACCGTCAGGACTTCCGCACCAATGAGAATACTCAGGATGTTTAATAGTTTCGTCTGAGACTAAAGAATATTCAAACCCTAATTGATTAAATACAATTCCCTCCAGAAGATGCCCCCAAGATGTCGGCTTGGATGTTGTTTCGTTGCTCAAGCTTCTACCAAGTCTACGCTCATAAGATAACTCCGTTAAGTAGGTTTCTCTTGGCTTCTTAGCACCCATTAATTTATGGATGTTGCTTGAACTGATATTGCCGATTCGGTTTTTGTTTAGTTGTATGCTCATAATTTAGATAAATAGTCGATTGATTTTTGATAAGACTTTTTTTCACTTCCTTTAACGATGCGATCAAAATGGTCTTGCTCATTCAAAGATAAACTTTCTTTTTTAATTTCAAACAATTCTATTAATTGTTCTTTAAGGTCTTCAGGTGTAACATCGATTTTAAACGCCATTGTATCTTTGCGGTTAAGGTCACACCCAAATAACTTACCGAAGTGGTCACACGCATCCTTAATAGCCAAAGTCTTTGCAATAGGATAAGCCATACTCAAAGCTCCGTTGTTGATATTTGCTAAGTCAGCAGGAGAAGTCCCTTTTGCAGTTTGTAATTGCACCGCTCCGATTCCATCGTGATACATCATAGTCGCCTCAGTTGGATGAAAGTAATGTACTCTGACTGTTACCCAAACTCCGTTAAAAGAAGTCCCCTGGTTAGTAATCTCAATAGAATACTTTTTAAATATCTTTCTAAGCATAAACTCCACCTTATCAATTGGGATATATTTATGTCCTTTAACAAATGGATGCTCCTTAACCCACTCCTTTTTAGGTTCTTGATTAAGGAGTAGGTTAAGTTGGTCATTTTTGTAGCTAACAAGTGCATTCTCTTCGTGCAGTTCTTGTATAGTTGGTAGGTTGCTCATTAGCTTAAAGGTTTAAAATTAATTTGATTTCGTTAAGTTTTAAGTTAAAGGTTTCTTTACTGATTTCAGTCACACCGCATACGGTAGCGGTTGAAATGTAAACCCTTTTAATACTTGGATT